TAACATTATGTTAATTTAATTTGCAAATAAAATAATTTGCATTAAAATCTTGAATTTATCAAATATTATCAAATATTTATGAAATATATGATGGTAAATCGTCAATGTTTATAATTTGTTCACCCTTTGCTAAACTATTCTTTTGACAAACAAATTTACTAAACTCTGGTCGTTCAAGTTGCGCCACTGGTGTATGATTATGAACGCATCTTGAAATCATTTTATACAACTTGAAGTCTGGATAACGTTCGACTCCATTATTTTTGTAAAGAACATTAATTCCATTATCATCAATACACCATTCTACAATTAACTTAACAATTGGTTCACATTCATTTTGTAAACTTGTTAAATTCTTTATATCATCAACATCATCAACAATATAATCAAATATAGAACATGCTAAACGGCATAAATCAAAGCTGAAGTTAGGTTCTAAACGCGGTTTCTTTTCATTCAAATATGGTTCAGTATTGTATTGTGTTGCAGCATCACCCCCTAATTGAAAACTATCACTACAAAATGTTTTACCACCCAATTTATAAATGGCACGTCCAAAATCTATTATTTTGAATATTTTTCCAAAAGTAGGAACCTTATAATATTTCTTTTTATAGCAATAATTTATGTATTTTTTGTTAGTTGAAACATACATTATGTTATTAGTATGAAGGTCATTATGAGTAAATGAAAATGTCTTTTGATAAGTAATTAGTATCATAATTATTTGCATTAAAGCTGAAAACCATTCGTCGTGTGATAACTCATTATTCATAATTAAATCGTCAAATGTGCTCTCGCAATTTTCCATGCAAATAACTTGTACGGGGAATTTGGGAAACGTTGCAAATAATGTTTCTTCTTCAATGTCAGAATAATCGCTAGAATTTTCACTATTAATTTCATTTATATCAGTTGTTTCATTTGTTTCATTTGCATCATTAAGTTCGACAATTTCATTAGTACATTCATTAGTACATTCATTAGTACATTCATTAGTACATTCATTATCTGAACCAGACCCTGAATTGATTGCAACCTTATCACACTCATCACAATCATCTATTATATCATTTTCATTTGTATGAGATGTTCTTGAAGAACAAGTAGAACCAGATTTAAGTGTTTCGGATTTCTTTTGTTCAATAATATTAAATTGATTGGAATTCATTATATCCACTAATTCAACATTCATATTTTTTACATCAGCCAATGTGATGTGATTTCCATCACTCGTATCTAGGCAATCATTGCTATCTTGAGCAAAAGATACTTGAGCAAAAATATTCTCAAAAATGGTTTCATCAATAGATTTAGCAGATAGTAAAGATTTTCGCGACCCATTAGAAATATTTAATGGTTTCAATATTTTTACATCATCATCATTGTCGATTAAATGATTATAATCTTCGACATTAAATAGAATATTTTGTTTTTTGACAAAGAATTCCGATTTAATTAAATAATCCAAATCGTCAATTATGTTAACCTTATAATTATTTTTGATGGCTAAAAAAGAGCCATAATAATCAACACCATGAATAAATTCGTGACTATTTAACAATTGACTAGTTAGATAACAAAAGAACCCATCAATATATGAAGAGTTGTTAGTATCTTCGAGTTTAGGGTGAGTATTTATGGACTTATCAAATGATGGTAGATTGAAAAGTGTCTGGTCATTGTAATTGTATTTGCCAACTATGTATTTGAATGGGTCTAATAATGGAGCCATCTTGAAGAATACTTTTTGTGTCATTGTGAAGTCTTCAATATCCGAAATATTCTTTAATTTGCAAGTAAATATATTATCGGATTTCTCATTATCCTTGTCTTTCACATCAGATACAGACCATAAATGGTTTAGATTGATTGCATTGCAATTGGTGTTATTTAATGAGAAAAATCGGTCATAAATGGGAATGTAGTTCTGCACATTTGAGAGGTTAATTCGTTTGTTAGTTTGAAACTTGTTAAAGAGGTTAATATTCTTTCTCTTTTGATAATTAACACTAAACATTGTTGTTGTCATTAGCTAATAAAAATATAAATAATATAAATTTCTAACTCATTATTTTGTCAGTTTATTATTTTGTTAGTTGTAGCCTAAATAAATAGATTGATATTCTATTGTACTTCTATTTAGTTTCAAAATAATAAATTAGAGTAGGGTTTATACTTTTCTTTAGTCTAGGCATTTTGCTAACAAATGCCTTAACCATATTATTATTAAAATTATAATTTTTTTTAGCATCTACAGCGGATTTTGCAGGATTACCATGTGATTTAGCTGGTTTAGATAATTGTTCATTAAATTTTTCATTTGACAAAATACGTAGTTGAAGAGGCTGTAATTTAGAATTAACATATTCAAAAGAGGTATTCATATTAATTACCCTTTCATAGTCCAGAAAAATAACATTTTGAAATTTATTCAAAATGGATAAGTAATTAATATAATAAAAATTATATAATTCAATCATATTGGGATATTTTTTTGATTGCAGTTCAACTTCTAAATATAATTTGGAAAATTTGATATGGTATGGCGATTTTTTTACACTATAAAGCCAATTATACACATTTTTATACATGATAATAAGCAAATTGTCTTTATTTGCCAAATAATTAGTTATTTCATTTATGTTTAATGTATGTTTACCAAATGGCTTATTTTGGTTAAGTTCAATTGCCACATTGGTGTTGGTATTTATATCTACACATCCACAATTAGAAATTATGTTATGTAATAAATTTGTTCCAGTATTAAATGGACCGATAATATGCAATTGCTTTGTCATTTATATTAGTTAAATAATAATAATAATAATAATATAATTTAATAATAATGAATTTAGATTTAAGACGTTTTGATATGAAGAGTATTAGTTTTAAGCCAAATGAATCGAAGGGTCCTGTGGTTGTTTTAATTGGTCGTCGTGACACAGGTAAATCATTTTTGGTAAGAGATTTATTATATTATCAACAAAGTATTCCGATTGGCACAGTTATCTCCGGTACAGAAGAAGGCAACGGATTTTATGGCGCTTTAGTTCCCAAATTATTCATTCATAATGAATATAATACTGCAATTATTGAGAATATATTGAAGCGCCAGCGGCAGGTTTTGAAACAGATTAAGAAGGAAATGGAGCAATTTAAACGCTCAACGATTGACCCTCGAACCTTTGTGATTTTAGATGATTGCTTATATGACAACACATGGGCGCGTGATAAGATGATGCGACTTTTATTTATGAATGGTAGACATTGGAAGGTCATGTTAATCATCACAATGCAATATCCGTTAGGCATTCCGCCGACACTGAGAACCAATATAGATTATGTTTTTATTTTAAGAGAGCCGTATATTGCCAATAGAAAGCGCATTTACGAGAATTACGCAGGCATGTTTCCCACATTGGAGTCATTTTGTCAAGTGATGGACCAATGTACCGAGAATTATGAATGTTTGGTGATAAATAACAATTCAAAGTCCAACAAATTACAAGACCAAGTGTTCTGGTATAAGGCCGACGCACACAATGACTTCAGATTGGGGTCAAAAGAGTTCTGGGAATTATCCAAATCAATCAATGATGACGACGAAGATGAACAATATGACCCAAATAATGTGAAGAAACGTGGTCAGGGCCCCAAAATCGCGGTTAAAAAGACCAAGTGGTAAACTGCTTAACCTTAAGGATAATCAAGATTCTACAAAAATTATTAAACAAACTTACAAAAAGAACAAAAAGGCAATAGCAAACGCACACACTATTTGTAATGAGAAAAGTGACCTAGCTAGAAAAGTCTTACATTTAATATCTACATAAGCTGTAGTTGTCTGAAAATTAATTGACATAATTAAAGCAATCCCTAATTTATTATCTAAAAATTGTTTCTTTGGAAATCCTTCTTGTATAAAAAAATATGTATCAAAATTACATAGTAATGCATAATAAATGGCAGCAAAAATAAGTGTGCTACAAATTTGAATTGCAAACAAATTAAAGTATTTGACATATGCTTCAGGAACTAGACCAAAGAAATTTCCAAAAATCAAAAAATCCTCATATATTCTTGGCTTTGCATTGGTTTTAACATTAGCATTCGTAGTAGAATTAGTATTTGTATTATTAGTTGTATTTGCAGTAGTATTCGTATTCGTATTTTCTACATTTGCATTTGCATTTTCATAATTATAGTAGTAACTCATTTAAAATAATATAATATAAAAAATAATTCTATTTTTATATTGTAATTAGACTCCTAAATAACGCGCTAATTGTTTAATCAACGCGCTCCATACTATCCTCGTCCTCCTTTTTAACAGCAAAAGGACCGCTAACCAATTCAGACCTACCATAATCACTTTGTCCAGTAACAATATTATCCCCATCAAACAACTCACTTCGAATATCAGCCGCAGAAATAGCATCAGTCTTGGAAAACTTGGCATCCTCAACACCAATTAGATTACCATCATTATCAATATCTTG